ATTAGGTTTGCAAGCCCCCCCCTTGTCATTTCCCCCAAAAAAGTCTGTTATTTTTGTGCAAAATTATCTCAGAAATAGCTTGACAAGTCCGGCTGTTCGTGCTATAATAGGGCCATAAAGAAAAGGAAGTGACCCGAAGAAAAAACAAAAAATAATTTCAAGAAAAAAGAAAAAAGTGCTTGACAAACCGAATAAAATATGATATAATAAAGACATAAAAGAGAGGAGATAAAAACAATGTACAAATTCAGTTATAAAGTCCTCTGGCACGTTGTAAATACGCTCAAGAGACTGCCCGATGAATACGCGAAAGCCTATGCCAGTGAGTGCTACGACGGTTATTATAAAGAGCTGTCGGATTATGAGTATGAACTGGTAGAAAAGTACCTGCATAAATAAGCCCCCTGATGAGTCTTTGAAAATTAAGACGAAACGGCCTACGGGCCGTCGGGGCCACAAGGCTACTACCATCTATAAGGAGCAAAAAACAATGTACAAAGTAGATATGGACACGTGGAACGGCCGGGAGTTTTCCGTGGGCGTGCAGTCATTCACCGAACTGCTGAGGCTTGAAAAAGTCGTCGAGTTTAACGGTTTTACAAGATTGCTTAGCGTTACCAACTGCGAAGCCGTTCGTCATGTCCGGCCGCACTTCATCTATCGAACCGAAATTTTTGAGGCTGGCGAGGGTCTTTCGATGGAGCTTCTACACGATAATAACGACGTCCTTGACCTGCTGTTTAAACCAATGTCCCGATTGAGAATCGGCGAAACAGACGATATTTAAGCCCCCTGACGAGTATCTGAGAATTGATACGAAACGGCCGAAAAGGCCGTCGGGGCCGAAAAGGCTACTGCCAATTATGAGGTGAAATTGAAATGAAATACACGTTATATATCGATTATAGGGCGTCATACAGTCCAAGGTTTGTTGAATATCGCGCTTTGAACGCAAAGACCATCTCTGATGCAATCATTGAAGCCGACGCGATCCACAACCAGGAGACAATGTACCTTATTAGAATCATGGGAAAGAGCGGCAAGGCCAAAAAGGTTGAAAGTGACGTTAAAGCTCAGGTGTACACGGCTATTATGGAAAAAGCGCTCCACGAAGTGGGCACTAGCAGAGGCGAATCACACCGTAAACCATTTCATGTCGAAGTTCGGCGATTGGTTTGAATAAGCCCCCTGATGAGTCTTTGAAAATTAAGACGAAACGGCCTGAAAAAGGCCGTCGGGGCCGAAAGGCTACTACCAATTACAAGGAGCCATTTACAATGAAACAGTATGAAAAGAATGGGTATGCAAGGCTGTGTTTCCACTTCGGAGATACAACGTACCTACTACAAGCATACAATAATCCCAGCCCCGCCAAGCGTGCTATCTGGGATGAGATTAAAAACCGCGCTGAATCTCTTGGCGGTATGGCTACAGTATGCACGACCAACACCATGGTATTCACAGCCGCCATTTACTACTGGTCTAATAAGGAACTGTACGGCATTTATATTACACCGACGCATGAAACGCACGTTAATTTAACGAAAGGAGTTTTGATTCATGATTAAGTTGTATCTTCGGCATGGCGTAAAAGGTGACGTAATAGAAGCCCGCATATTGCGCAAGACCCTAAAATTCGCGCAATCAAAATTTCAGACAAATGGTTGTGCCTTTTGTGGTGATGACCCTTGCGCCTGTAGAACAGCCTGTAGAGACATTGAAAACGCCATATCATTCATTGAGGACTACTTAGCCAGCGAGAAAGGAAGTGATTAACAGTGCTTGATAGGATGTTATTGCAACAGTTCGCGCAGGCCGTCCGCAATGTTCTAGAAGATTCCCGGGTTAATCGCCCACATGATTATGCTGACGTGCTTATCATTGAAAACATTCTTCCACAAATTGAAGCCTATGCTCTCTTTGGGGGTGATTCCTTTACATGGTAGAAACGCTGTTCACGCAGGAACAAGAAGAAGCCTTAGACGAAGACACGTTAAGAGAAATTTACACTTTCGCCACTAGGGTTTTAGCAAGTGATTCTTGTTGTGGCAAATGCCGGGTTTGCAAAATCCGCAGAATCTGTTTAGCACTAGTACGATTGCGCGTATGGACAAAGGAAATGCTTCGACAGAGGGGGCATTAAGCCCCCGATACCGGGTGAACCGTCTTAGATGGGTTCAACTCCCGTCCACCCGAAAAAATTTATGCTGTAAAGGAGCAAAAAACAATGAAAAAGCGTATCATCACTCGCACCATCACCACCACTGAGGTCGACATTTTTGCAATCGACATCAACACCGCTGAGCCGTATAACACCACTATCGTGGTTAGCGGCGACCTGTCCAAGGAAAAGAAGCCGAATGCCGTCATTGCCGAAGTTTATGACAATGAAGACCGCAAGTTTCTCAAGTCTCTCGGAATGCGCGTCCGCGAAGACCTCTACGCGCTGGATGAGCAGAAGTTCTTGGAGCTTGCCACCAAGGTCGAGAAGACTGCGAAGGAGGGTTAAATTATGGCTATCAAGACTGAACTTCTTTCTGCTTCCCGCGACTTCACAAAGCGCGAAATTCTCAAGCTGGCCGACTTCACGAACGCCACCAAGATTGACGAACTGCTTTCTGGCGGTGACTTCACCCTGAACATCGACTATTGGGCCGTGCTCCACGTCCAAAATGACAAGGCTGAATCCAAGGAATACGACAAGTGCGTCATTGTCAATAAGGAAGGTGAGAAATTCACCACGGGTTCCACTACCTTTATCAGCACTTTGCAGGATATTTGGGAAGCCTGCAAGGATGACGGCGAAGACGTTGTGGTTGACGTGTACCGCGCTGAATCCCGTAACTATTCGGGCAAGTATTTCATTACCTGTTCGCTGGTGTAACGGCAAAAGGGCGGGGCTTAGGCTCCGCCCAACCCTTAAATAAGGAGGCGATATTATGCCAGATTATAGTATCTATTCTATGGACGCCTTAGAAAGAATGTGTGATGTCGTTTGCAAGGCTTATAATGAATTAGAATGTCCGGCGGCTTTATGTCGTGCCTTGAATGTTGTGTAGCTATTGATTGCAAGAGGTTGAGGCAAGTTTATATCAATATTTATACGGAAATGCGTAAACGCATATTAAAGGAGTCTTCGCGATGAGCGATTATAGCAGTTTTGCCATGGACAAATTAGAAAGAATGTATGAATTCATTAGCAAGGCTAATATGGAATTAGAATGCCAGGAGCCGTGTATTAAATGTTGTATACGGATTGATTGCGATAGGTTACAGCAGGTTCAGAACAATATTTATAATGAAATTCGTAAACGCAGATTAAAGGGGGCTTTCCATGGCGAAGAAAAAGAAAACCGACCTTGAAAAAGCATTTAAACACGAACAACGTCGCATATATAATTTCGTAACCAACGCAAGCAAACGTGGCTTTCAGTTTGACTATCCAGACGTATTTTTGCCAGAGGGTAAAAAGCCAACCAAGCGCGATGTTATGCGCCTGAAAGGCTGGACACCTGAACGACTATATAAACGCGCCTTGTATCTGGATGAGCAGACAGGCGAAATTTTATCCGGACAAGAGGGCCGCAAGCTAGAGCGCAGACGTGCCGCCGAAAAAGGCATTGCCAAGAAAGCTGGAACGTGGGTAGAGCCAGAAAATCAGGCATATCTTCCGTCCCAAGCAGATTTGGTGCTGGAACAGGTCCAACATGATATTCGCCAGTTCACCCCGCTGGATAAGTGGTCCCCATCTCGCAAAGCCGTAGCAAACATTCATAATGATGCACTTATGGAAATGCTGTGGAATCAAATAGATGAAGAAGGCCGTGACGTTGTAGCCGCAAGACTTGAAGAACACGCTGTTGAAATAAATCAGGCAATGTATGTTGTGCAAATGTACAAAGATAATCAAGTAGTAAATGCCGCGCTCCATGACTTTCAACGCATAATCAAGGGCGCTCCCCTATCGCTGGACGAAAATAAAGAAATAACGGCGTATGGGGAGATGCAGGGTTATGGCCAAGCGGAGGTATAAATATTTTGTAGCAGACTTCGAGACAACCGTTTACTCAGGGCAGACAGACACGCAGGTTTGGGCGGCGGCTTCCGTCGAATTAGGAAGTGAAGATGTTAGAATCGACGGAAGCATTGAACAACAATGGGAATACTTCAAGAGCTTAAAGGCTGATTTAATTGTCTACTACCACAACCTAAAATTTGACGGGGCTTTCTGGCTAGATTATCTCATCAACGTTTTAAATATAAAACAGGCTTACGATTGGGACGGGAAAAATCCGGAGACTATCGTATGGCGTTCAAAATGGGATATGGAGCCAAACACCGTCCGATATAGTATTAGCGACATGGGCCAATGGTATAGCATTGTTGTAAAAGTTGGACGAAAGTTCATCGAGTTCCGCGACAGCTTAAAGCTACTACCATTTTCCGTCAAGCGAATTGGTCAGTCCTTTAGAACAAAGCACCAAAAGCTAGACATGGAATACGAAGGGCTTAGATACCCCGGCTGTGATATAACACCAGAAGAAAGAGAATATATCGCTAACGACGTGCTTGTTGTTAAGGAAGCACTTGAAATTATGTTCAGCGAAGGGCATACCAAGTTGACAATCGGCAGCTGTTGCCTAGACGAATTTAAAAAAAGCCTCAAAGCTGAAACATATGATGAGCTGTTTCCTAATCTATATGACTTCCCACTAGATGAAACGTTTGGGGCTGAAAATGCTGGCGAATATATCCGAAAATCATATCGTGGCGGCTGGTGCTACTTGGTCAAGGGCAAGGAAAATAAAATAAAGCGTGGCGGGACTACCGCCGACGTTAATTCCTTGTACCCTAGCATGATGTGCTCTGAATCTGGCAACGTTTATCCGATTCATCAGCCGCATTTTTGGAAAGGATCAATACCGGAGTTAGCCTATGCAAACTCGCACTTCTTTTTTGTGCGTATACGCACTAGATTTTATATAAAGGATGACAAGTTACCTTTTATACAATTGAAGCATTCGTTCAGTTATAGCGCAACTGAAATGCTAACCACGTCCGATATCTACGACCCCAAAACAGGAAAGTATTATCGTTCGTATCTTGATTTTGATGGTGAAGAAAGACCCGCTATTGTGGAAATGACGCTGACTTGCACAGACTGGTATCTGTTGAATGAACACTACAATCTGGTAGATTTAGAAGTGCTTGACGGCTGTTGGTTTACTACAACGCTGGGAGTTTTTGACGAATACATAGAGAAATATAAACAGATTAAGCTTCTTTCAAAGGGAGCTAAACGAGAACTAGCAAAGTTGTTTCTAAATAATCTATACGGCAAGTTAGCAAGTAGCACGGATTCTAGTTTTAAAGTGGCGTATACGAAACAGGACCATTCTTTGGGCTTCATAACAGTATCAGCGCATGACAAAAAACCGGGTTATATCGCTGTAGGTTCTGCAATTACAAGCTATGCAAGAAACTTCACCATCCGCGCGGCCCAAAAGAACTATCACGGCGTTGATTCTCCCGGATTTATCTATGCTGACACGGACAGTATTCACTGTGATTTAGCTCCGCAGGACATTAAGGGCATTAAGGTACACGACAAAGATTTTTGTTGTTGGAAGTTGGAAAGCTGTTGGGACATTGGCTATTTTGTGCGGCAGAAAACCTACATTGAACACGTCGTGAAGGAAGACCTTGAAGATTGCGAACCGTACTACAATTTAAAGTGCGCTGGTATGCCGCAAAGCTGTAAAGACCTTTTCGTCCAATCTATGGAGGGGGGACACACGTCTTCCGACCCAGATGAGGCAGATTTTTTATCCACGAAACGAACAATAGAAGACTTTAAAATAGGGCTTCGCGTTCCGGGAAAACTTCTTCCAAAGCGTATACCCGGCGGCGTCCTACTTGTGCCGACAACCTTTGAAATGAGATAACCCCCCACCAAAACGGTGAGGGGTTATGTCTATCTTTAGCCGGAGGGGTTTCAAGGCGGCCAGCTATTGCCGATAATAACATACGGCGGTATATTCCACCCGTGCTATCCGCTGTTATCAGTGAAATTAGCTCCGGTAGATAGCTAGAATGATAGTGCGCTAATTACTGCCTCTTTGCATTGCATATCCTTAAATCGGAAGCAACCTTTTTTGAAATAGTAGCGCATATTAGATACAAAATCATCAAACCTATTCAACATGACGTAGTTAATTTGATGGTCTTCTGTTGTTACAGTTAGTCTATAAGGGTAGGTAGAATCAACCCGCCTGTCGCAGTATATAATACCCTGATTTGGGTATTCTCTTAAAGCATAGTCTGTGCCCATATATCTAAGCGTTCCTAGGTATCTTGAGTTGCCTTGTGGCGTTTCAATGAACGCTACGTTATCGTTTAAATACGCGCTTTCTGCTGAATAAGCCACATAGGAATTGCTTGCAAACGCCTTGCTAAAACCACTTGACTTTAACGCTTCCGATGCACTTTCATTGTAACCTTGTTCAAGCACGAACCCATGCCCTCGCAGGAACTTGGTGTCCGATTTAAGCCTTGAACTGATTCCCATTTCCACGTAATAAGGATTGACAATAGAAACAGGATTTGCACACATATAAACAGGTACATACCTTGTTTGTTTCCCCTGCCCTCTGGCAATACTTGTGTGAATACTAAGGAACTTTCTTATTTCATCATTGCAATAGTGGTCAGTTTCACTTTGAAATTCATCAAAGAACATACGCTGAACATCACTGAATAAGTGCGCATACTTCTTCAATTGGTCCGCGCTATTAAGTGAAATAGCGTATCCGCAGGGCTTCTCATCCAAGAAAAGCTCATGGTAAATCCCTCTAGCTTTGCGCTTTGATTCCATTGACATCCCCGCAAAGAACAGCGAACCAACGTCCTTAAAAAATTTGTCCGCGCAATCATCGAGTTCATAATTGAAGCGGTACAAAATAGCGAATTTCTCACCGTACGCAAGAAAACGCTTTGTTAAAAACCTCGCAAAATACGTGGTTTTACCACCTGTTCGGTTCGTAGTAACCATATAAATTTCCGGCTGATTGCCGTCGATATCAGTCAAACTGAGGAGCTTTGTCCCATCATAATACTGGCTTGTATACATGAATACAATCACTCCCCCTTAGTTTATTATATCATAATTATTGACAAATGTCAACCCTTGTGGTATAATAAGTTATAGGGCGAAAGGGGGTGAATGTGGCATGGACGTGAACGGCATTACCCAGATTATCGCAACCCTTGGCTTTCCTATTGCGGTTTGTTTGATTTGTTTTTGGTACATTAACAAACAGCAGGAAAGTCACAAGCTTGAAATTAACAATCTTACGAACGCCTTGCAAAATAATACCATTGTAATGCAACAGCTTGTGGACAAACTGGACACAAAGGGGGTTTAAATGAATAAGCTGGAAACCGTGGCGCGTGAAGTGATTATCGGCAAGTGGGGAGACGGCGACGAACGTCGCAAAAGGTTAACTGCGGCGGGATATAATTATGCTGAGGTTCAGGCCATTGTGAATAAGCTCTTAAACGCCGATAACAAACGCAAAGAAGAACCGACTAACAAAAGCGTCCTAACCGTCAACATCGATTTGAATAAGGTTAGCGGACTAATTCTTAATTTTGAGGTATAAAGTATGGCGTGGTATGCTAAGCCAAAAGGCGGTTATAACTATACAACGGTAGAAGGGCAGTCAAACGCTACAGAAATGTACTTTATGTGCCAAGATAAGGGATGGTCTGCGCCTAGTATTTGTGCCATGCTAGGCAACGTAATGGGCGAAGGTGGCGGCAACCCTTGGCGTTGGGAAGCTGACAATGTACCGACCTACGCTCAATTTGTTGGGTGGTCTTCTTCTGCGCCCATGCAACACGGTTACGGCTTGTTTGGTTTTACTCCCGCAAAATCGTATATCAATTCTACCAATGCTTCTAAGTATGGCTCTATCGGATATGGTCCTAACTTTTCGGACCAGCCCGGCAAGTCATCAGACGGCGCGGCCCAGACGCAGTATTTCCTTGATACCGTTCGTAGCAACTGGGGTTCTGGGCTGTACAACTACTACAAAACACAGTTTGCTAACATCGGCGTAAATATTGACGATTTTTATTATATTACCTTTGACGAATTTATCGCTGGTAAATCCTCTAGCGGCGAGGCTTACACATTTGAACAGCTTGTTGGCGCATTTGAATTGAAGTATGAAAAACCGAACAACGTGTCTGCGGCAAATTCATATGCATACAGACTTACAATGTGCAAAAAGTGGGCAGATTATTTCAATACTAATCCGCCTGGGCCTCAGCCAAGCAAGTCAAAAAAATTGCCTATCTGGTTTTATTTGAAAAGGAGGACATGGTGAATGGCCGTTAAAACTAAAGCGGAACTGCTTGAAGCTATTCGCGGGGTGGTGGGGGAATCTACGGACGATTCCGCACTGGCAATCATTGAAGACGTTTCGGATTCAATTGATTCTCTGGAAGCAAATAGCGGGACCGATTGGAAAACTAAATATGAACAAAATGACGCCGCATGGCGGCAAAGGTATAAAGACAGATTCTTCGCCGCCTCAGATTCCGATGACGATGCAGACGATTCAGATGACGAACGTCCGCTGACGTTTGAGGCACTTTTTAAGGAGGAATAAAATGCCTAGAAGAATTAGCGTTACTACTCTCAACGCTTCCACGATTGACATTCTGAATACTATTAGGGCCAACGCTTCCCTTGAATATCAGAATCAGGTCCCTGCCATTACAAAAGAAAGCGACATCCCCCGGGTTGGTGAAGTCTTGTACGGTTATCCTGCGCTTGCCAACCAGTTCATCAACACCTTGGTGAACAGAATCGCGGCAACTCGCGTAAAGTCTGCAGTCTTTAACAACCCCTATAAGGACCTCAAGAAAGGGTACCTTGAGTTTGGTGAAACCATTGAAGACGTGTTCGTGAACATCACCAAGGCGCGTGAGTTCTCCGTCGAAAAGGCAGATGCGCGTGAGCATAAACGGTCTATGCCTGACGTTCGCACGGCGTTCCACACAATGAACTATCGTGTTCAGTATCCTATCACCATTCAGGACGAAGACCTTCGCATGGCGTTCCTGTCTATGCAGGGTGTTCAGGACCTTATCGCCAAAATCGTCGATGCCGTGTATACTGCGGCTGAATACGACGAGTATCTGCTGTTCAAATACCTGATGATTAAGGGTATCACGCAGGGCCAGATGAAGCCTATCGCCTTTGATTCTGCCGACATGAAGAACGCCGCGAAGAAATTCCGTGGCGCGTCCAACAAAATCACCTTTATGTCCAAGGACTACAACGGCGCTGGCGTTACCACGGCAACCCCGAAGCAGGACCAGTATATTTTCATGGATGCCGACTTCAACGCAGAGTACGACGTTGATGTTCTGGCGGCGGCTTTCAACATGGATAAGGCCGACTTCATGGGCAAGCTCAAGCTGATTGACGATTGGAGCACGTTTGATACCGACCGCTTCGAAGTCATTATGGCTGGTTCTGACCAGATTGAGGAAGTCACTCAGGCAGAACTTGACCTGATGAAGAACGTCAAGGCGGTCCTTGTTGACGGCGAGTGGTTCCAGGTCTATGACAACATGGATAAGATGACTGAGAAATACGTCGCTTCCGGTATGTACTGGAACTACTTCTACAACGTCTGGAAGACTGTCTCTTTCAGTCCCTTCTCCAACGCCATTGTCTTTGTCGATGACGGTGCTGACACTGCGCTTCCCGACGACCTGACTTTCAAGGTTTCTGATAAGTCGGTTGACGACTCCAATGTTGTTCTTACCCTTCTTGCCACTGGCGCGGCCAACCTCAAACCGGGCAACTATCGCTTTGTCCAGACGCAGGATGCCACCACCAAGAAAATTGCCGTTCATCCTTATGGCGCGGTCATTATGCCTAGTGGGACTAACTACGTGGCGGCGATTGACCTTGACGGTACTGGTTATACTGTCGGCACTAAGGCAAGCTCCGGCGGCACTTATACCAAGGGCAACCTTTCCAGCACGGCGAACGTTGGTGATACTATCACGTTCTTCAAAGACAGCCTGTTCTAAGAACCAAACAAGGCCCCGGGAAACTGGGGCCTTACTTTCTAAGGAGGTGTAAACTTGGGAGCATCGCCATACACAACTATTAAGCTTATGCGCCGCTACCCATGTGGTCCTGACTATGAAAATAGCCTGTACTTTGCAAATGTAGTTGCGCAAACAAATTATATGAATACCCTTGTTTACAAGACATTTACGAACCAGTCTTTCCAGAGGCCAAGCAGAGGAAGAATCCGTTTGCAGGTTGCTTTCACTGAGAGTGAAACCGTGAACTATCTTGCGTGGGACGGCAAGAAAAATCCTAATGTCGCTAGCGATGTTTGGTATTATGCCTTTGTTACTGGCGTTAAGTATATCAATGAAGCGGTTACTGAGTTCATTTATGAAATTGACGTTTTACAAACTTATTGGTTTCTTACTACGCTAAAACGATGCCTTGTGGAGCGTGAAACCGTCGCAGACGATACACTTTATAAAAATTTAATCGATGAAGGAATCGACATACAGGACTACTACGAAGCGGCTAAATATGGCTCCCCGGTTAGCGTTAATGATTTAGTGATGATAGTAGCGGCTACTTTCAACCGTGACTTTATAGATAGCGTTGCTGGAAGATTTAACGGCTTGTTTACTGGCCTATGTTATAATATGTTTGATTTAACAGATGAAGGTATACAAGAGGCTAAAGACTTTGTAACTATGGCGGCGTCTAGAAATAAAAGCGACGGAATCGTTAGTATTTTCTATGCCCCAAGGTTTTTATTCACCGTCGGCGGCAACTTGCAACAGATTAACCATTCTGTCCCAAAAGACACGTCAATTAAAAGAAGTAACGGAGGCAATGTTCATAACAATAAATTAAAAGCGTATCCATTTTCATATCTATTAGTGGTCAATAATGCAGGAGATAGCGTCCCATATAAGTACGAATATTTTTACGACACCGACAACTGCACTTTTGGCATTCGCGGAGATAGCACCTGTTCCCCCGGCCTAATTATGTACCCGACAGCTTACAACGGCTATGGAGAATATGAAACAATCGGGCTTACTGGTTTTCCAATGTGTTCATATACCAATGACGCTTTTAAGGCTTGGTTAGCTCAGAACACTTCTGGGTTTATCGGCGGTGCGTCCAAAACTGCCGCTAATACAGTTAGAGCTTTACAAGCAACCGCAGATGCTAGAGCTTTGCAAGCATCTGCAAACGCAATGCATACGGCTAGAGCTAATGCGTGGATAGCTGGTTCAATTACCAACGAAACATATATGAGCGCCGGGGCTACAGCCGCAAGTATGGACGCCTCAGCGGGCGTGGCAACGTCTGGTGCTGTTGCGGCTGGTGCTGTCGCACTGGTTAGCGCGGCGGCACTTGTCGGCACTGTAGCGGCGGCATTACAACGACCGAATATGGCATACGGTGTTGGTTCTTCTGCCACATTGTACAGTGCTGGTTTATTGCAGTTTAATTTCATTGCTAGGCGTGTAAATCCTAAACTTATCGATCAAATAGACGACTATTTCGATATGTTTGGTTATAAGGTCGCCACTGTAAAAATACCAGACACGCATTCACGCCCGCACTGGAACTATGTTAAAACTGTAAATTGTCAGCTTAATGGTTACTGCGCAAACGGCGTATCCGAAAAAATTAAACTTATTTTTAATGGAGGCATTCGGTTCTGGCGAAATGGCGCAGAGGTCGGCCAGTACAACTTAGACAATCGTCCTGTCTCTGAACAGGTAGCGGACGGAACTATGACAGTACAGGAGGCGAAAGCTTATGAAGCTTAAAGAGAAACAATTTTGGGAACAGGCGACAATGAATAATGCAAACTTTATGCAATATTACAACCGCCTTACTGAGCTTGCTATTTCTATGTTTGAGTGGAAAAATCTGCCTGACACTGTTGACGTGCGTTTTCTTGAACTTACACTATTCAGTGACGGAGCCGCTGTATTCTTCCGCGATGAAGCACTTGGCGAACTGGCGTTGCAGGTTGCAATGGGCGGCGGTTTGAATGTGTATAGAGTTCCTGTCAACCGCCGTGCTTATGCGGCTAACGGCTACAACAGAAGTTTGAACGACAAGGATTCTGTTATTATTTGGAATAACTATCTGCATAAAAATAGTATGCTGGACGTGCGGATGTTCAGTAAACGTCTCTGGAATCTTGACCGAGCAATTGATGTTAATGCAAACGCGCAAAAGACGCCTATCGTCATTTGTTGCGATGAGCAGGAGCGTCTTACTATGCTCAACCTATATAAGCAATATGAGGGCAATGAGCCGTTTATCTTCGGTTCGCGCAATCTGAATACTGCTGGTGTTAAGGCATTGCAGACAGGCGCGCCTTATGTGGCGTCTCAGCTCTATGAACTGAAAACGCAGATTTGGAATGAAGCCCTCACTTATCTGGGCATTTCGAACACTTCTTTCCAAAAGAAGGAACGGCTTATTTCTGACGAAGTTCTTCGTTCTCACGGTGGAACAATTGCCAGCAGATATAGCCGCCTTGAATCTAGGCGTGAAGCTTGTAGGGCAATTAACAAGATGTTTGGACTTAATATTTGGTGCGACTATAGAGAAGACTACCAAGTTCCTGAAACTGAAACCGACACTGACAATGAAGATGGGGAGGGGACCGAATGAGTACATACACAACTGAGGTCCGCTATATCTGCGAAGTAAACGCAGGATATAAAGAAAGCCAAGGTTTTTCTAAGGTAAATGAAATTCTCACTAAAGCCGCCCCTCTTGTGTTCGATTTTGACTTCCCTATTTTTGATGAGGCATACCGTTTGCCACTTGAAGTCAAGATTCTCAGGCATTTCTACACAAGGGAAATTTGCGCTGAAACGGTAGGTCTTTGGAAGCTGTGGCTAGAGGCTACAATGAATGAAATTATGCCCTACTATAACCAGCTTTATAAATCCGAATTGCTTGAATTTAATCCGCTGTACGACGTAGACCTTACCACAACCCATAAGGGGAGCGGCACTAATAAAGGAACAGATACACGAACTGACGCACTCAAACAGGCTGGCACTTATACGCAAGACGGTAAAACAAGTGGTAGTGGAACTGCTAATTCTCATCTTAGTGGAGACGTAGGAACTACAACTACCAATAGCCGCACTAACAAATATAGTGACACTCCGCAGGGCAGAACAGAAAACTTGACAGACTTGAACTACTTGACCAATTACACCGTAGCAAAAGATGATGATGTTGTAAAAGAACTCACAGATAGAGTTACTATTGACACCACAAGCAATAGCGGCACTAGCGAAGTAAAGGGCACAACATCAACAGAGAACACAGGCACACAAACTACTGAGCGCGATATTGCAACAACTGACGATTATGTTAACACTGTTAGAGGAAAATCTGGTGGTGCAAGCTTCGCTAAAACCTTGCAGGAATTTAGAAAAACATTCCTGAATATTGACCGCTCAATTATCAACGACCTAGAGCCTCTTTTCATGGGGCTTTGGTGATAGGAGGTAAATATGGCTAACGAAAAGACAGAATTTATTCACGTTGAAAAAATCAGATATTGGTGCAACAAAATTCTTCCTCTCGCTTATGATGACAGCCTCAGTTATTATGAGGTTCTGGCTAGGGTTCAGGAAAAAATTAACGAACTTATTCAGGCGCATAATGAACTTCCTGACTACATTAAAGAAGCTGTCATTGAGTATGCGCATTCAGAAGAATTTAATGACTATATCAAGACTATTTTTGCCAATCTTGTTGTTAATGTGAAATACCCGCCTGCTGGTCTTAAAGCCGCCGTTGGCGACGGTGTGACCGATGACAGCGACGCTTTCCAAAATGTTCTTGACTATTGCAACGCTAATCATCGTATCATGTTTATCCCTGATGGTAAATACGTTATTACGCGAAAGCTCTATATGTCTTACACTGTTATTGGTGCTAGCGACGATACCGTCTATATTCTTGCACCGAAAAATACTGTGGTATTCTCCAATGAAACGTATGAAACCGTCACTACGACCACTCCGACCACGGGAGAAGTTGTTAAAACAGAAACCAAAATTACGGGGCGGAGCCAGATTGCAAAGTTGAAAAATGTGCATTGCAACCCGGCCAACATTGACTTCGACGCTCACTATATTGAGATTATCCGCGTTAGCGCAAATTCTGTTAAACTGGTATCTCATCAGACTAGCGAATGTTCCCACCTTGGTTGTGCACACCTTGAGACTGGCGGTGTTGGTCACAATTTTGAAAACCTTGTATTTAGTGGAACCGCTGACCCAGACATTGAAACAAATCCTCTGTCTTTCATCACGCATTGCGGAAACCTTAATGTTAGGAGTACAACAGCCTGGCCTGCGCATGTTCAATGCGTGTTTGACGATAAGGCTGTTTATCCAATTTCCAGTACATTCATTGGAGACTGCGAACCATATAATGAGGCATTCAATACCAAATATGAAGCACCATGCGCAACATATCTAAGTCGAGATTGGACTTGGACCGTTGTGCGCGGTGACAATAAAAACAGCGTTTCAATCACAAGAATCGACAATGCGTATGAAATTATGTCCACAGAGGTTACTATAAATGGCGAGCCTGACTTTTATCTAAAAGAAGGCGGCAATAACATTATTCAATATCACGGTCGGCTTAGTGTAAAGGACCCTACTGAAACACTACTTGAGACTGCCAAAAACATTAACAGAACTGCAACAACTTCTATCACGGATACTGCGCCGACTGTCAACATTAACGGCAGTTCGAAGGTATCCACTACTAGTGGCGCGTCTAACGTCACTGTTAATACAAGCGGAGTAAAAGCTACTTCCGGAAGCAATTCTAGCATTGAAGCTAATGCCAGCGGTGTAAAAGCCGCTTACGGAAGCAATACTAGCGTTGAAGTTAATGATAGCGGAGCTTTTGTAAAAGACGGAGACAGCGCGGTAGAGGTTAAAACTGACGAGGGCGCAACGCTCAGGGACGGAAGCAATGTTTTTGTTAAGGTTGCTGGTGAACAAGGCGTGTTTATTGAGGGAGACAATAAGCCCATCGATATTCACGGAAATGAAGTTAATGCCAGCGCCGACACCGTAGCGGTAACTGGTCCTACAGAAGTTAATGTTGCATCTAAAAATCTTAAACTGCATGATAGCAACGAGGCAAACAATTGGGGAATCACTGGTACAACCGGACTTAGCGGAGACGGCGCAATCAACCTTCGGACAAACACCGCTACGATTCTTGCAGGTGGAAAGAGAATTGTTGCTAAACCTGTATCCGAAGCCGCCATGAAAGCTGGCATAGACCTCACCGCAGGAAAATCCATTATCTACAATCCTAGCTTCCAAGCCCCCGCCAAATTTAATGACTATTTCAATTATGTGTCGGCACCTGACGCAACAGGGTCTAACACTAGCAAGCTTTTGTTCGCTGGTGATAAGCTTGCTGAACTGCTTCCGAGTAGTGGTGGAGGCGGTGAAAGCGTAGTAGTGGACGTCACAAATGCGGGTGAAAATAGCCTAGTTGCGGGCGACTCTACTAGTGCCGTCGCTAGTGCCAATTCGCAAAAGCTTAACGCACTTGCTCAGACCGGAAATATCTTGTATTTCCCGGGCGGGCTGGTGTATAACTTCGGCGCAAATGATAAAGTTAGTGCATTCCATGGAATTACAAGTTACAAGGCCGGTATGAGTGCTAGACTTGTTAACCTTGACTTGGAATCGCCTGTTTACGAAGATAGCACAGTTGTATTGGACGGTTTCGAAATTGATCATGTTAAAATCTCTAATCACCTTGTGGACATTAAAAACTGCCGCTTGAAAACTGATAGTAATATTATTCTTAACCTTTGTACCGGAAGCATTAGTAACTGTTCCACTTTCGGAGCTACTGGACTTCGGCCTGATATTTATTTGACTAATTGCGCTTCTATCAAAATTGACGGTCTTCAAAACTTTTATGATATCGTTGGTTCATTTTGCTCTAAGATTGAAATTACCAATTGCGAACTAAATACAGTTGCCCTTGATAACACAAACGATAACATCAGAATTACAAATAATTTCTTCAGTAGCGATAGCGCAGACCAAAATATTCTCGCTATTTCTGCTGTCAGTGGTAGTGAAGCAGACAGCATTTTTATTACTAATAACACTTTCTATCACACTAACGAAATTGCTATTGGAGGTTATATGTTAAGCCTTACGTCATGCAAAAATACTTTCATTACAAACAACGCGTTTCAAAATATCGACCAGACAAACGACAAGCCAATCATTCTTTCTGGCGTTGGTATTTTTGCTTTTAACACTCTAGATAGCCAGGAGGCAATAGCTAATATCATCAGAGCTGAAGCTTGTGACGTGTTTCACAATTATAACGGTTCCTGGAGCTAACCGAATTTATAGACCGCCCTTAATTGGGCGGTCATTTTTTATTTCAATGAACGAATAGAACAACTATTGCGCAAAAATGACAAGGGGGGTGCTTGCAAACCTAATTC